CGGATTTACCATCATCATCATGGCAAATTGCTTCATTTATAATGTCATCGATTGCAGATTCAATTTCTGGCTGCATTGCCATTTCACAGTAACGAGAAATAAGTTCTACTTCATTCTTGGCGGTACCGTCTAAGTCAACATATGTTCCATAGTAAGCCGCTGATTGGATAGTTAATGCACCGTCATCATTTGATGGCGGGCTGAAAGATTGTTCAATTTTAGCATTATCGTCATTTTTCTGACGAGAGATTGTAAAACCGAACAGAGAGAATTTATTAAATTGTTCTGCCATAGTAGTTTAGTATCAAATCAAAAACACATAGAGGGAACAAGTCCCTCGCTAAAAAAATCAAGAAGTAGTATTTGAAGTCCAGTATTGGAAAGCAAAAGTTGTGGAATATTCTTCAATGGTATCGTTAGATCCCCAATCTAAATCGATTGGAGCAACGTCAACTGGGAACATGCCGACAAATTTATAAGACTTCAATGTATTACCTGCTTTACCATATTGAGTAACAGTAGCATCAACTTGGTAACTTGATGGGTTTACTGCTGCTGTAGTACGTAAATTACCTTCATTGCTGTTCATAGCGTTCATCCAAGACTCTAAAGAATTACGAATTATAAAGTCTTCATCGTTAATAATTTGTAATGTCCAGTCTGTGAATGAACGATTGCCAGCAAATTTGATCTCACGACCAAAGTAATAAATTGGCACTTGGCCAATTGTTGAACCTGGTAACTGTGCAGATTTAGCCATGAAAGTAACTTTCTTGCCTGCAGCTGCAGCGTTATTAGCAATTGTAGGAAATACCAGAGTAACAGAAAATAGGTTGGGACGAGCACCGTCCCCCAACATATTGGATCTGAAATCAGAGATTGTGAATGCCATTTAATTTCTCCTTGTTCGTAGTATTTATTGTGCTGTTCCAACGATAGTATTGAAATTCACACCGGTACCAACTGCAACAAAGTTCAACTGGATATAGTTGATAGAACGTGCTGGTTGAATGAAGATACTACCAACAAATTGGTTAGCATCAATAACTGCTGGTGTATTATTCGTACTATCACAAACAACTTGGAATGATGTAATACCACGGCGACCTTGTACGTCACGTAAAAATGGAGTCACAAGAGAAACAAATTGTGCTTGTGTAAATGCATCATTGAATTCAAACAATGAGTATTGTGCAGCCTGTGCAATTGTTTTCTCTAACACAATAAACAATCTACGTACATTGATACGGTCAAATGCGGATGGTTTTACTGTTAATGTCTTGTCACCAAACAAAACTGTACCTTGACCTGGGAAGGATACAACTGGGTTTACACCTTGTGCATACAATTGGTTGCGGTATGTTAGAGTTGGGTTCCATGCCAAACGAACTACGTTCTTGATTGCACCACGATTGAAACCTGCTGGTGAGTACCATGGATCTGCAACTTGATCTGTATTTACACATAGACCAGCAATATCACCGTTCAATGGAATCCAACGATATGTTTGGTTATAACGGTCGTACATGTATTTCCATCCAGAATCTGCAACAACATATGTTGAAGAACGAGACAACGTATTTAACCATGCATTAATATTAGTAACTTCTTGACCAGACTGGTTAACAACTGCTGTTTGTGGTGGAGAAATAAATCCTACGCAATCTGCACGTGTGTTCACCACGTTGTCAATGATGTATTGTTGTAGAGTTGTATCTGCACCAGCAGTTAATACTAATGAAATATCAACTGTTTGTCTATTTGCAAATAAACTATATGAATTTTGTAGGTTAGAATCTGAACCAACGTCATCTATACCGCCACTCATTAAACTTGTAATATCTGCGGTAGATGTTCTTGCAAAAGATATGTTTGCTGCAGGTTTATTCCATGTAGTATTTGTGTTGTAGTAATCGACTGCATCAACACCAAAAACATATTGAGAATTGTTAAACAAAACTTGTTTCCAGTAATTGGAAGATCCGTTGATCGCTGCGTCAGATGCCTTAGAAACAAAAGCGAATGTTTCTAGAATTGTACCTTTTGTGCCTGTGAATAAACCAGCTGCATCAGTAACAACAATGTGGAACTCATCATTTGCACCGCCTGCAGCTGCTGTATATACAGAAGTTGTTGGGTAAGAATTGAATAATGAACTCCAGTTATAAGTTGTACCACCAGATGTCAATGTAGCAGTAGCCCAAGCAGCTGAACTTGACGAATCGTATGTGTCAACTTGAATTGAGTTTCCTAAAGCGCCTGGATACCTTGACATGAAAGGACCGTTATAGTTTCCATTACCAAATGATAGATAGTTGTTTGCTTGGAAAACATCTTTATTAGGTACTTGAATTGGTGCGTTGTATGTGTTAGCTTGTGCATTTTTGCTGTTTGCACCAACTGAACGAACGAATTGTAAATTGTTGCCGTATGATAGGAAACTAGAAGCAGTAAAGAAACCGATTGCTGTGTTATTGTCTGGACCTTGAGGTGCAAAGTAATTAACAACGTCTGTTTCGCTTGTAACTGTGATTATTTTCTGAGCTGGACCCCAAGGCATATAAGCTGCCAAGGCGCCAGTAGTAGTAGCAGCTGAAGGTACAATGGTTGTTAAGTCAACTTCAGATACATTTACTCCTGGAGAGAGTTGAAATGCCATTTTTTTCTCCTTGATTATTATTTTTTAGGTAGCAAATACCATAAAACTATTTATCAAACAACGGTTTTAGATTTATCTTGCTATCTCTTTGAACCATTCCGAATAGGCTGCGTTAGAATCTGCCTTTTCCCAGACATCTCCACCTTCAACCATGAAAGAATGTTCTAAAGTTGAGTCCATGACAGGGGCTGGAGGGGTAATTTCGTCTATTTGGTTGATACTTTCTAACTGAACCTGCTTTCTTAGGTCGTGACTTACTATCTCTTTAAAGTATTTCTGGGTAGTTAACCAAGAAAATATGACTAAAGTCATTGCCAAATCGTCTGTTGCTTCGTCTTCTGCCGCAAAAGAGTTCTTCTTTGCCACAAAAGTTGTCAACTCCGAATAGGTATCAAAGTCATTGATAATAAGTTTATCACCTTCAATCAATGTTTTCAAGTTAGAACAACCGATGCGTTTCACCTGAGGTGACATCTTAAGTCCTAACTGAATACCTCTTGCAAAACCAGCAGACAATTGCTGTGGTTTCTTGTTACCGGTAAACACTTTACATAGATTTTCATACTCTAATTCGTTATGTAGAGTGTCTGCAATCTGAGGAGTGTTGTTAATCTCAACCAGTACATATGCATCATTGAAGTATTTAGCCGCATTGTAAATTATGGTTGGGTATAGAATTGGGGAAACTGATGATGACCTGTAAGATGCCACCTGTTTATATGGTAGTGCCGAGATGTCAAAGACGGAGAACGCAGAACAATCCATACCTTTACCTTCTGATACGTCAACTGTGATTGCGTACAGATGGTCTTTTAGGTTCACTTCACCGTCTTCTTTAATGGGTTCTTCGTAGATTTTTAGTAGGTCGTGTTCAGCAATCGGATCCTTATAAGGCATCTGTTGCAACTTCATACCTGAAATCAATGTATTGGTTGAACCTAAGAAGGTCGTATTAAACTCCTGTTCGAATTGACGTTCAGATGTGTTACGGATAGTTTCTTCTCTCCAGGCATCGTCTCTACCTGGTACCATAGACCAGTGAATTTCAAATGGTACATAGTTACTACGTTTCTCAACGGCATCCATCCACATCTTGTAGAATAGATTCATACCGTTTGGTGTGGATACAATTAGAATTTTAGTTTGAGTACCAGATGTAATAACTGGGTAAACTGAAGTGATAAAGTCGTGTGCAATATTAGAAGGTACAAACGCAAATTCGTCCAAGAATACAATGTTGTATGCACCTGAACGAGCAGCTGAACTTGAAGTTGAGTCTGCAATAATAACTGAACCATTTTCTAGTTCAACAGAACGTTTGTTCCATTCGATGACACCTTGTTGCAACCACATTGGCAAGTTTTCGTATGCCAGTTGAAGTTTGCCTAGAATATCTTGGGAAGTTTTACCTTTGTTGGCAAGAATGGCAACCTTCTGTGCATCTTTGAATAGAATAGTCCAAAGAAGATACGCAACTGCTGTAGTAGTTTTACCAACTTGTCGAGGACATTTAACAATAACGAAACGATTATCGTTAAACGTTTTCATCATGTCTTGTTGGAAATCATACATTTCAAAAGGCACATAACCTCTATCTAATGATATAATGGTAATGTATTTTGCAAAATAAGATGGATCACGAGCACATTTTATATACTCGTCTACTTGTTCTTTAGTGAACTGAACTTCAACGCCTGCACGTTTTAGTTTGGGATTATCCCTATAATTAGTTTTGAGACTCATTCTTTAACATCTTTGCCAAGTCGGCAGTAGAACCAACAAAAACTGCTTTATCGATATTGGTATTGTTCACTTCTTTCTTCTTGCCATCCATCTCACGCATTTGTTTTTGTACGGCTAAAAGTTCTTTGTTTGCATCGACTACGTTTTTTAATAGAGTACCGTATACTTCAAATGCTCTTGGATGTTGACCTGCTTTGGCAATTTGTAGTATTTCATCCATTGCATCTTTGCCTTGGTCAATTAAGTCTTGTAGATTTTCTTTAGTCTGATCATACGCATCATTCAGATCCTGTTTCAAATCAGGTTCATCTGCAATAACGGCTGGTAGTTTTTCTGGTTTAGAATCTACCGGTGTTATTGAGACATCAAAAAACTTTTCCATGTTTTTGTCAAATGTATTCATAGTTGTATTTATTCTTGTATTGTAGTCGTATATGTGTACATACCGTTTGGTAATGCTGTATTTGGATTTGGAGAAACGGTTATCTGTACAAGTTCTGTAGGTACTGGTCCCATGTTACTATAAGATGAGAAGTTATAAGTTGCAGCTGATTCTGTACCGGTGATTGGAGAACCAGTAACAAAAGTTCCACTTAAGTTAGTTAAATATAAATTACCGTTTGTCCAGTTAGAAACTATAC